TCCCGCGCCTTGTCGGCGATGTTCTTCATGCGCAGCGGGTTGGTGAGGTAGTTGCGCTCCTTGGCGATGCGCTTTTGCAGCTTGTTGCGGGTGATCACCGTAATGTGAGCAGGGTTCACGCAAAGCGGGTTGCCGCACTTGTGCGTGACGACCTTCTTGTTCACGTCAATGCCCATATCCAGGGCGAGAAAACGCCGCACGCCGGTCACGCGCCCGTTATGGCGCATCGTGGGCGTCGCCCCGTGGGGCTGCACGGCGCCGGTCCACTCCCAGCATTCCTCGTGCATCACGCAGCGGTTTCTCACAAATTCTTGCAGCGGTGTCACTTCTTGTTCTCCATGTCGCGGTGATCGTTGAACTCGTTGTTCAGGACGGCGTAGGCGAGCTTGCGCACCTCGTGCGTCACGGCGTGCCCCAGGTCCTCGGGGTCGAGCATTCGGCGTAGGAGCGCCGTCTTTTCCCTTGAGCGATGGCGCTCGTTCTCCAGCTGGGTGCCTAGGAAAATAATGTGCTCGCGCATGGTTTGGCGTTCGGCGTCTTGCATCTGGTTCTCCGTCATCTGTTCGTTACGGCGTTCAATCTCAGCCTGCATCTGATCTGCCAGATCCATCACGCTCGTCATGAGGATGGGGCGCAGGTTCTCGGGTGTGCGTTTGTAGATCAGCGTCTGCTGCAGCATCTCCAGCACTTCGTCGTGTGTCAGATAAGTCAATCGTTTTTCCTTATAGGTTTAGGGCAGTTCTCCGGGGGCACCACGACGGCCCAGACGGCTTCATAGGTGCGGGTGTGCTTGATCCAGCGGTCTATGTAAGCGTCTGGCATGCGCCGCAGGATGCGCCAGCAGTGGACCTTGTCTACTCCTGTGTTCATGGCGATCTGCGAGATCGTCATGCCGTCATCCACCTGGCGCAGGATGCTTCGCACTTGCGCGATGCGTTGGACTTTCTTCATGCTCTGCTGTAGATCGTGAAGCGCTTTACGTCGGTAATCCGCTGCGCGTGGCTGGCTTTGCTGATGCCAGGGATATGGGAGATGTCGCGCCCGGCCTCGCGTTCGCGCTCCACGACTGCCGACTGCTTCGCGGACAGCAGGTGATTGACGTTGGCCTCGGCAAAGATGCTGGGCCGCTTTTGCTTGCGCCACAGGAAGGGCGACTCGGGGTGACAGTTGCAGGTCATCGTACGTATTCAAGAATGAGATAAGGGGTGAGCAGCGCCGCAACGACGATGCCCCAGAACTTCATGTTCTCGCGCAGATCTTCGTCCAACGCTAGTGGGATGGCGATGAGAACGGAAACGCACAGGATGAGGAGGGTAAAGACGAGGATTAGCATTTATTAGACCTTTGCTGATGCTTCCTTGGACTTTGTCAGTTGATCCCACCAGCGACGCACCTCAATGGGATCAAAATAAACAGCCTTTGCTGGGCCGCCCCGTGCGTTGGTAATGTGCTTCGGTCCATTGTGGTTAAGCAAATACCAGCCGAAAGACTGAGCGCTCAGACCAAGCTCTTCGGCCATCTCTTTTGCCGTTTTGAGTGGACGCCGAATGCTTTGGCCGCGCTTGGGGAAGGCGCCTATGCTCATGACCTGCCTCCTTGGGATCTCAGTCGTGCGGAATACGGCACCATTTCAATTTTTTGCACGGGGCTATCTCCATCCAACATCTTCACCATCTTGTCCATTGCCGTGATAGCAATGCCGCGCTGCTCTGCGACCGCCTTGTTGGTAATGTGGGTCTGGTAAAGAAGCTCGATGGCGTCTTCAAGAATCTGGATGTTCTCTGCCTGCGTGTTCATTGCTTCCCCCTTGCGCGGATGGCGGTGGCGAGTGCCTTGCGCGCATATGAATTGAACGGATCGCCTTTTTCTGCAGCGTCCTCGCACATCTTTGCGCACGACTCCCGCTCGACTTCCATGATGAGTCTGGCGAAATGTTTAAATTCGGAAAGGCTGGGCTGCTTTATCCTTATCCAATCGTCGCCAGACGTCAACAAGCCAGCTTTACGAGCAATTCGGAAGATTTCTTTGCTGGTCATGCCTGCCCCCTTGCGCGGATGGCGGCGGCGCATCGGAGCGCCACTAACGCCGCGCCAGTTGCTTCGTTTTCAATCTGAAGCGGGGAAAGATGCCCCGACTCAAGAAACGAATTCCTACGTCGGATTACAGCTTTCGGGGCCATGAGTTCAGCCTCTTTTGCACACGCCTCACGCTCGGCTGCGGCGACTAGGGAGGCGAAGCGTTCAATTTCCTCTGTAAAGCACACCCAATCATCACCAGCGATTTGCTCAAACCGAGCCTCCCGCGCCATGCGGAGGATGTCGTCGCGGGTCACAGTTGCACCGCCTTCCCGCAACGCTTGCATCTCCACGTTGTGCTTACGCCAATTTGCGTTATTCCTCCGTGGCCTCTAATGGCGCACAACAGTTGTTTCGCCATGCGGATGATGTCGTCGCGGATCATGCTTCACCCTTCGCTGCAGCCAGCACGGCGCGGCACAACGTTTCAGGGTTAAAGCCAATCCCCATTGATCTGTCAGAGTCATACTGCTCAGTCAGCGCTTGAATCATGGCTGGCGTCGGCTCCTGCTTCTCTTGCTGGGGCGGGGCGGCGCAGTCTTCCCACGGGCCGTCAGGTGTGCGCTTGATGCGCTGTCTGACAACAAAGCCATCCTGATACAGGGTTTCGATCTTCGGCTCCCACGCCACCGGCTCCTGCCGCTCGGCCTGCTCAATGGCGAGGCGCAGGGCGGCGATAACTTCGCTCATGTCTTGTGTGCTGGTGATGCCGCGCAGCTCTTTCACCGCTCTATTCAGCGCCTCCAGCGCCTGCTTCATTGCGTCGAGGCTCATAGTTGCCTCCCCGCAGGTTTGTCTGCGCACGGCCAGACGCCGCGCAGCACAGCCACCACGATCTGATTAGCCGGCAGGTGGCGAATGGCCGGGGTGTTCTCGAGATAGTTCTTCACCATGTCTCGGATCTGTCCTGCCGTGACGTTCTCCGGCGGGCAGTGGGTGATGCCATAAAGGGCATCGTTCACTCCGGTGATGTAGCCCATGCCAATCGCTGGATAGATCTGGCTGGTGCTGTTGTTGTTCAGCTCAGACAGTAGCTTGTTGCCATCCTTAAAGAAGGCGTGAGCAGAGCTGGCCATGAGGGCGGCGCATACAAGCACGGCCGCCTTCATTTCGTCCCCGCAATCTGATCCATCTCGAGCTGCTTGATCCGCTCCCGGAGCGCCTCTATCTCGCGGCCCCAATACGAGCGCGCGGTGCGCTCGCCGGCAACCCATCCGGCCATGGCGCCTTTGGTCGCGGCCTGGCGAACCAGGCGCACAACGTCCTCGGTAGACAGCATCCCGATAGAGTTTTGCGGGGGCTGCATCTCCATGACGATCTTGTCAATCTCGGCGTTTAACTTGTCGTGCATTACTTGCTCCTTTCTTGCAGCATGGCGTCGGCCATCTCGTATGCGTATTTAGCTCGTGTCTCGTTGTCATACGCAGGCGGCTGATTGGCCGGGCCATCAATCAGCATCGCCTTGGCCGCGAAGTAGTCGCGCAGGGTCATGCCGTGCTCGTCATCGCCTAGATCAAAGTGCATTGCAGGGAAAGCTGGGCCGCCGTTCACAGCCACCCCCCAACGATTGCAATCAGCAGGCCGAACAGAATCACGCCGCACAGGCCGGTGATGAGCTTGTCCACGAAGGAAAACTCGGAGGGCTTCTCGTAGATGCCGCCGCGGGCGTAGGGGCCGAAGGCTTCTTCAAGGGTGCGGGGATGGCGTTTGGTGGTTTGCATTTTGTGGTCTCCAAGTGAAGGCCCCGAAGGGCCGGGGTTGTTAGGCGGGCTGTCGGCAGGTAGCGTTCACGCCCGGGAAGAAGCGAGCGGTTTTGTAAGCGCCACCTTGCTGAGTGCCGGGGCAGCAGCAGCGAATCATCAAGCCGTAGCTGGAGTCTTTTACCGCCGGGTGCAGTTTGGTGCCGTTACCGATGCGAACGGCGCCAGTGGTTTCTTGCTGTTGGGTCATTTGAATTTGCCTCGTTGCGTTGTTGATGTGGCAATCATACTCCGATTGACGAATTCGCCAACTACCCTACAGTTCAGTCAACTATTACCCGTCTAGAATCAGCTTTGGGCGTGGTTATCAGTTACCCGCGCCCCGCTGCGGCGTCTCCCCGCAGTTGCCATCCTTCGGGGCGGGGGTCACACCTCGCCCCTCTTTTTGACCGTTTAGTCATCAACAGCTTAGAATTTTAGACATGACTACAGCGGCGCAACAAGCAATTTCTGACATCAAGGGCAAGGCCGAATCGGCAGGCTTTCGCATGAGCGACGTCTGCCGGGTGGCGGAGATCGACCAGGCGCAGGTCAGCCGCTGGGCTAACGGCGTCACGGAGCCCCTATACGGGTCCGTAAAGCGCTTAGAGCAGTCGGTCGAGGCCCTCATAGCCGCGCGCCTTAAAACGCTGTCTGAGGCGATGGACGCGGCCGTAGGCAAGGCGTGAGAGTCCTGGGCATTGACGTCGGCCTAAACGGCGCCATCGCGCTCATCGCGGACGGGCAGTTGCTGGAGGTCCACGACATGCCCACCGTGACGCTGGAGCGCAACAACAAGACTAAGCGCATGGTGAATGCTCAGTCTCTGTCCCTCATTATTCGCGGCGCCAAAGCAGACGCCGCCTACCTCGAGCGCCTAAACGCCATGCCCGGCCAGGGCGTTACGTCGATGTTCTCGATGGGCCAGAGCCTGGGCGTAGTCCTTGGGGTGCTGGCGGCCTGCGAGGTGCCCACCACGACGATCCCGCCGCGCACCTGGCAAAAGGCGCTGGACGTGCCGCAGGGAAAGGATGGGTCTCGCTATCGCGCCGCCCAGCTGTTCCCCGAGCACGCCGATATGTTCTCTCGCGTGAAGGACGACGGACGCTCCGACGCCACACTGATCGCGGCTTACGGTGCAAAGCAGCAATGAACACGAACCCCTTACGTTCTCAATGGGAAAGCCTCGACCCGTTCCCGCACCTGGTGCTAGACAATTTCCTAGACCCCGATCTGGCGCGGCAGCTAGCCGGCGATTTCCCTGATTACGCCAGCCCCTGGTGGCATACCTACGAAAACGCCATCGAGGTAAAGAAGACCTGCAACAACTGGCACGCTTTCACGCCAGCGCTCTACAAGTTTTTTTCTGACATGAATTCGCCCGAGTGCTATCAGATCTTCGAGCGCCTGACGCACTGCACGCTTTACCCCGATCACGGCCTTCACGGTGGCGGGCTGCACATCCACGGCGCCGGTGGCAAGCTAAACACACACTTGGACTACAGCATCCACCCTAAGCTCGGCCTCGAGCGCCGGCTGAACTTGATCATTTACCTCAATCCTGATTGGGATCAGACGTGGGGTGGCGCACTGGGCCTATGGACCGACGACGGCGGCAAGCCTGGCCGTCTTGTTAAGTCCATCGCGCCCCTCTTTAACCGCGCCGTGATCTTTGATACCACGAATGCATGGCACGGGCTGCCCGAGCCGATCACCTGCCCGCCGGGGCAGTACCGCAAGTCTCTGGCGGTGTACTACCTGTGCGAGCCCCGCGTGGGCGCGGTGGAGAGAAATCGCGCTCTGTTCGCGCCGACCGCGGAACAGTCTGGCGACCGCGAGGTGCTGGATCTGATTGCGCGTCGGGCGCGTTAGGGCGATAGAAGTCCGCCTTCGACGCTAAGTATTCGCAGCAGCTCTTCCTCGCCAGGGAAGACGACGAAGTTGCTGGTTCCTGCGCCGGTCCCACGAGAGCCTTGGTCGAGGTAGCGGATTCCGGGGATACCAAGCTCACGAAGTCTATTAGATGCTTCAATGGCTTCCAGATTTCCCCTCATGGCCTGCGATGGATTTTCTTTACCAGCCATTCGCGCTTGAAACATCAGTTCTTTATAAGCGCGCTCACCTGTGTGTGCGCTACCGCCGATTCGTTTGAGTTCATCGCCAATAATTTTTTGTACATCAGGAGCCTGCTCACTAAGCGACCTATCCCAATCCAGCATCCGAGCAATCGCGGGGTCGGGAAGGTCGATTGTGTATAGGTTGCCAGTGTTTTGTCTAATGCCTCCAGAGGCCCTTATAGGTTCAAGCCTTGCAAGATCTCTAGCGGCCTTTGCTGCAGTTTCTGGATAGTCAGCATCCGCGGCGCCGTATTTCCTTGCCATCTCAATCGCTGCATCAATATCACCTCTTCGGGCCGCAGCTCTTACATTTAAATGCTCAAGTTGACTCGGATCAAAAAATCCACTTGATGTAATGAATTTATCTTTTGATGTTGCCGACTGATAGCCTTTTGCCACTTGCGGTGACTCCGCCACATAGTGCCCATATCCATAAGCCTGCGCACCCTCGCCCGATCCGATCTTTGTAGGGTCAAAACGGTTAAAGCGATAAGGAGAGCCGTGATAGACAATCCCAGCCCCCACCGGCAACCCCTTAGTCGCCCTCACGCCGGCCATCGCCGCGCGCCCAATCGGCACAGTTTCGGGGGCCAGCGTCATCACCGCGTTAGCCGTTTCCGGCTTCATCCGCGTGGCAAAGCCGGCGCCCTTGGTCAGCGGCTCGCCGTAGGCTAGGCGCTCCACGGTCTGCGCAAGACCGGTATCCGAGAGCAGACCGCCGACACCGCGCATCTGCTGCGTGCGTCTCGGGTCTTCCATGTAGGACAGGCCGCCCATCATGGCGTCAGCAAGCAGACCCAGAATCGGGTTACGCGGGGTGGGGCGGATATAGTCGGCCATGATGTGATTTTAGGTTAAACGCGGCTCTTAATCACCTCCAGCCACAGCAGGCCAATATTGGCCCAGGCGTAGCCGGAATAAACGATCCCCATCGACCAGTCGCCGCGAAGCAGGTACACGCCCATCGCGGCGGCGTAGCACAGCGTCGGCACCAGCACGAACCAGAAGGCAAGGCTCATAGCTTGCTTACGTCGATGACCTGGCCGCGAAACTGGATAAGGTTAGGCGCCATCGCGTGGACTAGCTCCGGCCAGAGAAGGCGAGAATTATGGAATGTAAGCACGGCAAATCCGGAACGCCAGTTCGTCGGGTTGTCCTCAAGGTAATCCACGAACTGCGGGCCAGCAGGCTCGGCCAGGGTTCCGGTGTCCACGCCAAACCGCTCACCGTTGTAGTCCGAGAACGGCGTCACCTTGAGTGAATGCAGGTGGCCCGTAACGATTGACTTGCCGGAGTTCACGGTGTTGTTATGGGTGGCGTGAACCCCGCCCTTCATGCGGTGTTTGACGACGACGTCCTCGGTCGGCCAGCAGCTCCAGCAGGGAATCCAGTCAGGGAAATGGTCCTTGAGTTTGAACCCGCCAACGTGCATGAATTCGGGGACAGTATTGGCTAGGCGGTTTTCAAAGC